TCAGCCGCTTTGTTCAGACCGACGTGGTTCTGACTTCTGCAAACTTGAACGTTAACCCGGATGATGCCATCCAGGTTTCTATCAACTTCCGCCCGTCCAATACCCCGGTATTCGACTTTACCAAAGCACCAGCCTGAGGTTGATTCAAGTTTTTCTGGCCCCCGAGCAATCGGGGGTTTTTTGTTGCTATGATTTCTGGGCCACTATTCACCCCCATGGCAGCCCCCAATCCCACTCCCAGCGCTGGAACCGGTTTCGGTACTCGCGCAATCGACAAGCTCAAGCGGGCAGCAAACCTTGAGCCAGTCAAGAAAACTATCATTCTTGACGATGGTGCAACTGAATTTGTCATGTACTGTACGCCACTGATCGCCGCTGAGCGTGACAAGGCTCGCAAGAACGCAAAGAGTGATGAGGCTGGTGCATTTGCAATGCATTTGCTGATCCTGAAAGCAAAAGACGAGAATGGGGAGCCGATGTTTACAGTTGGCGACATTCCCGAGCTTAAGCATGAAGTCAGAGACGCCGATCTTCAGAAAATGATCGGTGCTGTAATTGGTGAAGATGACGCCGATGCCGACCTGGATCAAAAAAAATAACGGAGGAATTACGACAAGATAAATGGCTTTACCTTAAGCTTTCAATAGCTGAAAGCCTTGGTAAAACATTTATCGAGTTCAACAATTCCGTAACCGAAGAAGAGGTCATCCTGTGGTCGGCCTACTTTACAATTAAGGCCGAAAGACAAAAACAGGAGATGGATAAAGCCAAGCGGGGCCGAAGGTGAGCCCCGTTTTTTCTGGCTACATTGACCCTATCCCGGTCGATTCGCTCAATGTCTTATAGACAGGTCATTGATGTACTAATCAATGGCACAAGCAAAATTGATAACTTAGTCAATCAGTTTGCTGCGGCTGAGCGGGCTGCTGCTGGTCTTAGCGAAAGTATCGAAAGTATTAACCAGAGACTTACAGACTCCCCTGCTGCAACAAACAGGGCGATGCAGGGATACGAAAGAGCTTCTAGGCGCTGGGTCGCCATCATGAAGGCCAGGAAAAGAAGTAGTAGAGCGGAAGATTCTCCTTTAATCACTAATGAACAACGGCAAGCATCCAGAGAAGCGGGCGCTGCAGCAACCAGGGAAGCAAGTAGGGATCTTTCTGCTGCTCGTCAGCGTCTAAGAAATGCAAAAATCAGGGAAAGGCTTCTTGTTGCAGAGGTCAGGAGAAACAAGGAAAGGCAAGCTGCTGTAGACACAGCGAGAGAGCGCCTGGAAAGTTCCATGGAAGAAACCATGGGAAACCTAACTGGTGCTGGCCTTCAATCGCGTAGGGCTAGAACTACAACGATGGCGCAGCGTAGAACGACTCGCGCTACAAGACTTGATCAAAGGGGCCTGCCTAGTGATATTGCCCTTAAGCCTGGTAGCAGGCTTGGGCAAAGGTCAAATCAAATCTCCGATCGAGTAGCGGGTATCAATGACTTTCTGGATCGTCTTGATGAACTGAGAACGAGAGTTGAGCGCAGCGGCGGCAAAAACACCAACAGAAACCTGCAGAGAATAGAAAACCTTAGATCCAACCTAACTGCCGAGCTTGGCAGCCTTGCGGAAGGTCTTGCAGAAATTCAGAGAATTACACGTGGAAGGCGAAGCACCTTTAATACTGCTCGCGTGTTTGCAGATAAGGCCGACACGCTATTTCAGATTGGCGAAATTGACGAAAAGAAAAGGAAGAAAATTATCAAAGGCAATGAAAATGCAATTGCACTTGCAAACGAAGACAATGTAGACGCAGCTAAGACCGTTCTTCAGTCTACAAAAAATACGCTTGATGCGGAAGCCCGCCGCATTGCAAACGCAAAAGCAATCAAAGCATACCAGGATAGGCAGTACAAAGCGCTGATTGCAGGTGAAAATACCTCCCTGGAGAACCAAAAAGAAAGAACGCGGGAGATGTTTAAGTATCAGGACTTAATGGCCGACACCGATAGAAAGATTCGCAGTGGCAAAACCCTAAACAGTAAAGAGCTTCAAGCCTGGATGGGTGATAGAACTGTCAAGGCATTACCTCCTGTTGCTGGCTATCCACTTGGCCAGCCATTGCCACGTGAGGCGATGCTTCCCACTAGTGGAGCAAGGCTTATTGGTCAATCCAGGGAGTTCCTTACAAATGCTGCTGGACGTAGAACCTATATTCCTGAACTTGAAAGGCTTTCTATTGCAAGAATGCTACCAAGCACCAAGCCTGCGGCAACCGAAAAACAAGCCAGCACTGAAAGGCTACTAAAAAATCTTAAGAGTGGAGTCAGGGTAAGCGTGTCGGAAGCCGAAAGGCTTACCGGTGGAATGTATAAGGCGTTGCCGGATGAAAAAATCCTCAATGCCGCAGGAAGAGGTATCAAACAATTAACAACAAACCAGCAAGAATTTAATCAATCTGTCGAATCCGGCACTCGCTTCCAGCAAAAATTTAGAGAAGAGCAGGAACGTCTTGCCAAAATTTATGGAACAGCGACCCCTGCTGGAACTATGGCGCCAGGAGGTAGAAGCGCTGGCCGCAAAGGGGCAAGCGTTAAAGAGGTAGAAAGTCTTACATCAATCCTTGGTGGTCTTTCTGGTGCTGACGCTTCAGCCAAAGTCTTCCGTGGTGGCAGATCCCCTGAAGCCGCAATTGGTAAAATTGCCTTATCTTTCAACTCTGCTACAGGTCAAGCTGTTGGCGGGAATAGCGCACAACCTGGCCTAAGGGATCTTGGCAAGCTTTCTCGTGCAACAAATACTCAGCTTGAGCTTCTGCAAAAAGCACTTTCCGAGACACGTGATGGAATGCGAACGACTGATAGGCAATTCCGCGAACTGACAAAAACAATTGCCAAAGTTGAAGATCAACAGGCGCGGCGTGATCCTAATGCAGACTTCCTTACTAAAAGATTTGGCTCCAGGGGGGCTGATGCAATCTCCGAGGGTCTGATTGGTGGTGCATTCCCCCTTCTGTTCGGGCAGGGCCTTGGCGCCTCTGCTGGTGGCCTGATTGGTGGTGCTGTTGGTGGTGCTGCTGGTGGAATGCTGGGCTTTGGTCTGTCCCTGGTTGGTACGGCTGTTGGTTCCGCTGTTGATACAACTGTTCAAAATCTTAAAGATCTTGCCGCAGGACTTAGGAGCCCAGCTAGGGCATTGGACGCACTAGAAGCAAGCGGGCTCGCGTCCAGCAGAAGTTTGGAGGGAACCAGGCTTTATGTTGATCAGTTAACCGCTGTTGGTCGCGCCTATGACGCACAAACTCTTGTGCTGCAAGAAGTGCAAAAACGTCTCGGCCCTGGATCACTTACAGAGCTAAATCAGCTTGACATAGCACAAGAGAGGCTGCAGGAGCAGTGGGGCGCAATCGTTTCGCAGATGCAGGGCGAACTACTGCCAGTCCTGCAAGACTTTGTTGATTTTCTTGGTGGAGCCGCAAATACAATAGGCAACTTCGCAAGTCAAAATAGACTTCAGAGGCTCGACCCCGAAACATTTAATAAGCTTGTCGGACAGGCAGCGAAAGACACGGGCAGTCGGACGTTATTTGGCGGAATTGATCTTGCAAAACAGCAGCAATTTAACAATAGGCTGTCCGAGCTATCCAAGCAAGAACTTTCCAAACGCTTCGCCAACGAACGTGCTCAAATCCAGCAGACGCCGGAAGAAAAGTTAGCAGATGAAACGGCTCGTATTGAGCAATCACGCAAGATCGCAGATCAAATTAAATCCGCTTACCGGGAATCCCTTAACCTGCAGCGACGTGCATACGACTTGCAGCATGACGGTGCCATGCTTAACAGGGACATGGCCGACTACTCCTACAAGAAAGAGCGCGAGATATTTGACCTACGCCAGCAAGCTGCGGAAGCAAGAATTAACAATAACCGTGCTGCGACTCAGAATCGTATTGAAAGTAGTGATCTGGATGCGCGTAAGGTATTTGCGTCAGCAACTGGATTTGAGCAGCAACTGCTAACCAATGTACGCGAAGCAATGCGTACCAGGAAAGAGGGTGAAGCCGATATTGAGCAGTCGCGCAGAAAGCTTGAGCTTACGCTGGCAAAACTCAACCGTGATGTTGAGGACTACAAGCGTACAACCGCAAGAGAAATCGAAGACATTGAGCGGCGCAAGCTTGCCTATATCCGTTCGGTCGAAGACTATAAGATGCAAGTTGCTGACTATGTTCTTGATCGAGCGAGAGAGGCTGCGGATTTGATGCGTCAGGCGATGACACTGCCTGATATGAGCGGTGCTGGTGGTGCGAGCGGTGGAATCGCTGCTGCAATTGATCGCACTGGTGGCGCATATCAATTCAGGGGAGTCTCGCTTGCACATAACAAGCAGCCAGGAGACTATCAATCGGATCCGAGGGAGAACTTCTTCTTTGATCGCCGGCCAGAACTTATCAATGCTGCAAAGGGTCGTATTGCATCGCTTACTCAAAAAGATCTTGCGGCACTGGCCTTTACTGTTCTTACAGAGGCCGGGCCTACCGATATTGGCAAGCTTGATGTTGCGGGAACTATGGTTCTCCGCTCAGCAATGGCTGGCAACGCTCCCATCAGTGCTATTGCCAAGCAACCCGGCCAGTTTGAAGGAGTCAAATCGTATAGCCGCAGCGACCTAGAAAGTGAAGCGAAAGGTCGTCAACTATTTAATAACTATGACCAAGTGCTTTCACTGTTGCGTGGTAGTATCGGTGGTGGTATGAGCAGTGGTGCAAGACTGCCAGGCTCTATCAGCGGTCGGCTAGATGCTTCTGGGCAAAATGGCGCTGACATGCCAGTGGGCGCAGGCAATGAAATACGCAGTTACCATAATGGTGTTGTTAGTAAACTGGGTACTGCGGGCAATAACGGGAACTATGCCGTAATTAACTTTATAGACGATCTTGGAAACAGGCTAGAGGCTACCTATAGCCACATGGCCGCAATGGTTAGAGAGGGGCAGCAAGTTACCGGGGGGCAGGTTATTGGTCGTTATGACGGATCTGGTCGTAGTTCTGGCCCCCACAACAGTATTGATATTAACAGTCCTGGAACAAATGGAGCCCTGCAACGCAATGCAGAAACGGCTGCTGCCCGTCGCAGTGCCGACATTCTTGTTGGTGGAAAGGTGCAGGGCTTGGTTGGTAGTTCTGTGCAGAGCATGGGTGCATCACAGATTACAAGTGTTCGCCAGCCGCAATTCAATGAAACCAATATTGGCCCTACACCCGCCGCTGCACCAATAAACAAAGACCGACTAGCTGTGCTTACCAGCATGACTGGTAACGAAAAAGAAGCACAAAAAATCCTAGAAGAACAAATTAGGCTGAAGCAAAAAGGCGTAGAGCTTGGGCAGATTGAGGCGATCCTGCAAGATAATCAGCTACCACAACTTCAGCAGCAAGGTAGCACACTGCAAGGGCAGCTTGACGCAAGGAAGAAGATCCTTGATCTCAGTGATAACGCTGCCTCTGTTGCAGACATTGAAGCTGAGGCTACTGCGCGACTTGGGCAAATTGAAAAAGATAGGCTTAATGCAATTGCAAAAATCCAGAAGCAATACAATGGAGATGCCGAGTCCATCAAGCTTGTTAACAAGCAGGCCGATATAGCCGTTGGCATAGCCAAGAAAGAAGAAGAGCAACGTAAGAAGAATCTTGAACTGTCCAACCAGTTGCAGGGGGTTGAGCGTGCTCGCACTGAAATTATTCGACTGCAAGAGGAAATTGCCGTTGGCAAGGCTGAAGCTGCTGCACTGGAGCTTGGCAAGTTACAGGCATCGAATGTTGAACTGCTGAAAGCAAGTCTTCTGTATAAGCAGGCAAGCGAGGATCAGCGTAAAATCCTTGAAGGTCTGACAGGCCAAAGAGAGCAACAAAGCAAGATCAACGAACTTCAAGCAAGCTACAATAGCAAGCTGGAAGACGCGCAAGCCAGGGTTGCTGACATTTTTGCTGGTCTTTATGGATTAACCGAATACCAGAAAGCCTTGCGAGAAATTGCCACCAAGGGTATTACAAATGAAAATGGTGAGGCCGATAAGATCCTGGCAACAGCGAAAGCCGTTGACTCGTTGAATCAAAAGGCAAGGCAGCTTGAGCGCGTGAAAGATGTTGCACAAGCTTGGACGGATTCATTTATTGGCTTTAATGCCGAACTTCTTAAAACTGGAAACCTGACAGAAGCCCTTCAAAACTGGGCTGATGATGTTAGCTCTAAAGCAATTGACATGTTGCTTGAGATAACAATGCGTCCAATGCAGGAGCAGGTATTCAAGGCGATTACTGATTTCCTGGGCTTTGAGAAACCTGCGGATCCGATGGTTAAGCCTCTTACAGCCATGGATACCAATGTTCAGGGAATCAGGGCTGACGTTCAAGCTATTAGGGAGAGGCTGCAATCAGTTGCTCAACCAACTGCCGCGAATGCAATTGTCCCTGGCCCATCTTCTGCTGCATATCAAGATTCTGGATCCTTTGGTTCGCAGCTTCTTGATAAGGGCGATCTCCTTGCCGGGCTTTATGATAGTTCGGCTGTCGCTTTAACTGGATTCCAGGACACCATAGTTGACGTATCAAATATGTTCACTAATGCGTCCGGTCTTGGCAGCAAGGCTTTCAGCAATATGGCGGACAATATAGTAAAGGATGACGCAAAGATTAAAAATGCTTTTGATGGTCGTATCACGGCAGAGGAGGAAAATATCGCAAGACTGCAAGAGGTTGGGCAGAAGCTTGGCGTAGGCGTTCAGATGCTTGGCAGTCTTGCAATGGGCTTTGCTGGATTCCAGACCATGAAGAAGGGTGGAGCCTACAATGTCCTGACCGGTCTTGCTGGAATCTTTGGTGCTGTATCTGGCTTCAGTGGTGGCATCGACAAAATGTTTGGCTTGCAGGGCTTTGCAGAGGGTGGCCGTCCACCACTTGATCGTCCTAGTTGGATTGGTGAAAAAGGTGTGCCCGAATTGTGGTGGCCAGATACTGCTGGTACCATCATTCCAATTGATCAACTGGAGGGATCAGATGACGACTCCTATGATGGACCCGCCTTTAACAGTGGCCGTGGCTCCAGTCAGCAATCTGGAAGGTTCGCCGCAACTCGCGCTGCAATGAAACAGGAACGTGACTCCCGCGCCATTTCATCTAACCAGGACTCGCGTAGTAGCGGGCAGGGTGGTGTTATTGAAGTTCGCTCTGAGTCCACTGTTATCAACAATGTTGAGTATGTTACCAAAGAGCAACACGAAAGGGGTATGCGAGAAACCGCAAAAGCTGCCCGCTCCATGACGCTTCAAGATATGAGAAATTCGGTTTCAACCCGTAAAAGACTTGGTATGGGCTAATGGCTGTTGCATTTGCCCATTACACAAGGTTTATTGATGTAAACGGAAATTACATCAACGGCCGCAACTACCAAAACTTTTTTGTGGGTGAAACAAGAAACTATCAATCTATTTCTTACGGATTCGCGCCATTTGCTATTATCGGCCTTACATCGGGTCGCAATGGTGATGTTGGTGAAGCATCACTGGTATCCGTTCCGAATGGTATTACGGTCCCGCTGTTCGCTGAAATGATCCTGGACAACTGGATGATTGAAGTCAGAACAGTTGCTATCAAAATTGCGGAAGGAGAGGCATTTACGGAATCGGCTGATATAGCGCTTGAAGTTTGGGCGTGTACTGGTGGAACCGCAGATGTTGAAAAAATTACTGTTACCCTGTCCTCACCACTGAATGCTGCAATGAAGGAGATACCAAACAGGGTTTTAACTAAGTCAATGGTTGGGGCAATTCCACCAACAGGTCAAATTACGATCTATTGATAGAATTTCGCATGACTTCCATCTACCATCCCTGGCTTGGCCTGCCCCATGCCATCGGTGCCGATCCCCGAGAGGGCCAGGGGGCCTGCTGCCTGGTCATGGCAGCCCTTCTCCTGGAGGATGCGGGGCGAGAGATGCCCCCGATCGAGAGGTGGCTAGAAATGGCTCAGAGGGGGGAGTGGGAGCCGCTTAGGGATGCCTTCTACCGACATACTGAGGAACTTGCACAAGCCGAAACATACTCGCTCACCCTTCTTGAAGACACAAATGAAGGACTGGGTATCGGTATTGTGATTCCGGGAAGATTGTTACTTGCGCCACTTCATACTCGCGGCGTAAGCACAATTCCACTATTTGCAATGCCCGCTGAAACCACGTATCACAGGGTTATCAGCTATGAATGAAAAGAAGGCAATACTGCTACCAGCAGATAGGTTCATGGCCTGCAAGCTGTGGCCTGATGATGACCCAATTGTTGCAGTAGCAAAATACCAGAAATTCAAAAATGAGATCGAATCCCGTGTAACCATAGATCCGTCGCAACCGCAAGCCGGTGCTGCACTTGGGCTAATTTCGCTTGTCAGCGGAGTTATTTCAATTGGCCTAACTATTGTTGCATCATTTTTTAAGCCAAAGGCGCCTGAACCCGGTACTGGTGGCCTTACCTCAAGTGAGCAACAGGGCGCAAATGTTGTATCAACCAGGAAAGTTGCGCCTAGTGTTGGATTTAGCTCGATTCAGGAGCCAAGCCCACTAGGTTCTGTTATTCCTGTTATTTGGGCGCGGCGTCAAAGTCTGGGGCCACAATCAAAGCCACCAAGACCCGCTGGTATGTATGGCGGTGTTCGTGTTAATTTTGGTCTAATCTTTAGTCAGATCTGGACAAGGGGTGGGGCACAAATCGTTCGCGCAATGTATCTCATTGGCGAAGGCAAGATTGACCTACCGGATCCAAATGGATACGCGATTGGTGATAGCTCCCTTGCAAGTTATCTAATTGAAAATCAGGCCGCCAGAGAGCGCGTATCTAGAGCAACCATTTATATTTCTCCTGAGGGTGGTCGCATTGAGTCCGGTCATCGTGTTTTTGGTCGGCTTGCCGTAGAAGATGTAGCAAATAGCGAAAACTATGGTGGGCCTAGTGTTTTTTCCGTAAGAGGCAACGATGGAGAGTATCGCGAAGATTTCTGTTACTCTGCTAAACCGTCAAACGCTACTGTCTTTGGAATCTATGCACACATTCCGAATGGAATCGGCATACGACCCAACCCAAGAATAGCACCAACGATTCGCGTTACAACCGTATCAGAGAGTAATGGTGAAAGGTTCAGGGTTGACTGTGACGACGACCCACAAAGGCTTGCTGATTTTTGGAAGTACAGGTATCAATATAGCCTCAGGGGTGGTATTATTTCCAGTTCAGGTGGTGAACACGTACAGCCAAATGATACATTTCGGTACTTCCTCCAGGATTCCACAGACGCCGCAACTACATTTATTTTTGATAGTACCAATACTGACAATAGCTCTGAGGAGGCTTCTGGTGAGGTCAAGTGCTCAGACATTGCCAGCACTATTGCATCACGACAAAAAGAAGCTGATGATGCCTTAATTATTGGTGAAGTTTATAAGGTCGGATCCTGTCTAGCGGTTCTCGTAGAAAGGATACCAGATGATGGTGTATTTGTCTCTGATGCGGATAACGAGCCACTTGGCAATGGCCAAGAAATGGAATACGTTTTTCGTGTTATCCGTGAAGGAAATATCGCAATTGTATCTAATTCTCAGATAAGCCCAGACTGGACCGGAGACACCATCAAACCCCCGCAGTGGAATAGATCCTTATCGTTGAACAATATTGATATTCCAGACGAGTTCCCTGTTTGCAGTGATCGCCCTCAGATATTTCGTTGCGCCATAGCAACCATAAGACTTGCCAGGTCTGCAAGGATTTTCGAGATTGGCATTCGCTCAACTGTTGGTATTCGTGTCAATGGTCTTTGTAACTTCCGCGATTGTCAAAGTCTTGTTCGCATCAATCAAAATGCTGGTACAAAATACCAGGGACAATCATTTGACAAGAATGAAAAAATTGGTGTAGCAAACTTTCAGTCTGGAACCATACAAAGGAATGAAACTAGAATAAGCTTTTTCCTGATTCAGTATCGCTATGGAAGCGATGCATGGCAAACGCTGGAAGGGGTTTGGGGTATCAGGGGTACATCAGATCAGCCTGTCAATAATGCCATACGTTTTGAAATGCTCATAGATCGTCCATGGGAGATTCGGCTTGAACCATTAACAAGTTACGAAATTCGCAATGATAACGACTTGCCTGATCCATTTTTTGTAATTGATGGCAAAAGTGGAAATAGACATAGAACCGTTGTCAATGGTGGTATTGTTATTGAGTGGTACGGAGAAGAGAGAAACAGGAATAGAAAAAACTTCAATATTCCAACTCTAGACCCAAAAGAAGATATTGGAATTAGAAATGCTGACGAAAACTCATTGATAGATGACTGGGCAATGGTTGCCGAAACCTTCATTTATCCAGAAATCCAATCAAGCATCGACAACGGCCCAGAACATGAGATCGTTTATGTTAATACATTTTCTGTCAACGCAATTCCGCCGACTTTTGACCGCATTGCAATAGGTGGGCTAAACATCTATGGCTCCACCGAATTTCAACAGCTTTCACAGTTTTCTGGATATATTTCTGGTGGCATCCACACAAGAAGAACACTTGAACAGGATACTATCGGCTCCACAAATCTGTTCCCGGATGCACTAAGGGCCTATCTAACCGATAAGCGCTATGGTCGTGGTGATAGCGCTGGTGATCACCTTGTAGACTTGCCATCTTTTGTTGATTCCGCTGGTTGGTGTCAAATTCGCAGATACTTTTACGATGCAGTTGACTCTGAAAAGGTAAATCTTCTTCAGTGGGCAGCAGATATAGCATCATACCACTTGCTTGAACTCAATCAGCGTGGTGGAAAATGGGCACTTGTTCAGGCGCTGTATTTTCCCGAGGATGGCCCAGTTCCTGTAAGGGCGCTTTTTACCGCTGGCAATATTGTCGAAAATACATTTAAGCTACAGTACCTGTCACGCGGCGACAGACAGACAATTCAAATGTCTGTTAAGTGGCGAGAGGAAAGGCAGAGGGCCGATTACTCTGGATCGGGCTTCTTCCCAGTTGAAAGAGAGGTTTTTGTACGAGAGGCCAGCCAATCAGAGAATGACCCAATTGAACCGCTTAATCTTGTTAAGTTTTGCACAAATGTAGAGCAAGCGATTGACGTTGCTTGCTACTTTATTCGTATGCGTCGGCTAATCACGCATACCATTGCTTTTTCCACAACTCCAGACGGACTGACAAATGGGTTAGCCGCTGGTCACTATATCAAAGTTGCAATGGATCTTGCATACTTTGATCAATTCTCGAATGGCGTAATTCTTGAGGATGGCACAGTTCTTTCGACAAGAAACGATCTGCTACCAACTGGAAGTCATCAGGTTGTGGCGTGGGATGGGGCGAGTGACTTCATCTATGACACAACTGTTACGGTGGACAGTAATGGTAAGGCCAGCCCGGCGGGAATTGTATTCGCAAAGAAGACAACTGTTTCCCAGGTTTACACATACAAGGTTGAAAGGATTTCAATTTCAGAAGACGGGTTAATAGACATAGAAGCCGTACATCACCCGTGCGATGCAAATGGAATCAGCGAGATTGGCAAAAACTGGACAACCTACCAAACCGACTCAAACTGGGTTGTCGAAGGAAACGAAACCGAACCAGATTACTGCACCTGCCCACCTGTAAGCGGTGTCCCACTTCCTGGTAATGTGCTTAATGTTGGCGACGTTATCTGCAATAGCGGTATTGCCACAAAAACCTCTGTTCAGTGGTATCGTGATTATGTTGAGATTGACGGCGCAACCAACAGCAGTTATACGTTTACCTCGCAAGATAGCGGCAGGGTCATTTTTGCTGAAATAACCTATCAAACGCAACTCGGGTACATGCAAACATGTCGTACATTTGCAGCCGAAAGCGATCTCTACGCTGCCAGCGTTGTCCTCCTTTTGCACATGAATGGGGACTTAAACTCTGTAGATTTCCCAGATTCCAGTCCATATGAGCATACAACGTGGAGCGCGTCATTCGATCCTTTTGCGGGCGGCGCTTATACCGCTGCCAGAATTATTCGACGCAATAGCCGTTTTGGCGGAAGTTGTGCGGTAACCCACTCAAGTAGTTTTGGGCCCTTTATACATCCCAGATACAACCATCCAACCGCTTTCCAGATTGCGGCATCAGAAGACTTTACTATGGAGGGGTGGTTTCTGTTTGCTAACGCCTTCGGAAGGCTGTTCAGTGCGTTTGGCTTTGAGGTCAAAGTAGACAACGGCATTCTTGTAAGGGCTGACTTTCCAAATAATAGTTGGACGGTGGCCACTTCCTCTATTCCCAATTATGTCTGGATGCATGTTGCAGTTGTTCGTGCCTCTGGCACCGTCACTGTTTACGTTGATGGCCAGAGTCGCGCTACCAGGCTTGGAGCGTTTGCCTCTGGTGCTACTACCGCCTATGTCGGCCATGCGGCGGGAACACTTTTTGACGAGATACGATTCACCAAAGGTATCGCAAGATATACGTCATCCTTTAATCCACCGCAGGCTCCATTCCTGCCAGACAGCGAGATCACCAGGCCAGATGAGTCCGTTGTATTCTTAATGCACTGTAACGGCACCGAAGGTAGCCTGACGTTCACAAATGATACCGCTTACGGCGATTCTAGTCCGCCAACTGGGAAGGCGGGGCATACCTACATCACAGCGGCACAAAGCAAGTTTGGCGGGTCTTCAGTATTCTTCTCTGGCGACTTTGCAAATGGACAGGTACTTGGATGGTACTGGCTCCCGGATCCCGCCGAAACCGATTACACGGTTGACTTGTGGATCAGGCCAGCAGCGAAAGCCGGTTACATATTCGACAAGTACGGCGGTTGCTACTTTGATGCCGGCGTACTCAAGTATCGATTCTACGCTGATGGAGGCGACAGGGCTCTGCCATTCGAGAACCCTGGAGCGGGCAAGACTATTGCGCTGAACACGTGGAATCACATAGCCGTCACAAGGAGCGGCCTAACGGTTCGCACCTTCCTGAATGGCGAGGTGATCGGCGTCTATAATGGAACTACGAAGTATGTGCTGCTAAGTAGTGTCGGCTACTTTAACATCGGCGGCACTGCATTCAACCAGAACCTCTACTCAGGCTATATTGACGAGTTTAGGGTTGTACTCAACAAAGCAATGTGGACCGGCAACTTCACGCCACCAACACAACCGTACATTAACCCGACTAACTAAATTCACTGGGTAGACTGGCGCAAACGCCCCCGCCCCCATGCCCGCCGTTACTCCTGTCAAGTTTCACTGCCTTACACTTGACCTTGGCAACGCACTTCACAACTTTTCCTCTCACACGTTGAGGCTGCTTCTTTCTCTTAGCGCTCCCTCTCTGTCAAATACGGTTAGGTCTAATATTACCGAGATCGCTGCGGGGGGCGGTTATACGGCTGGCGGCCTTAACCTTGTAATTGCTAGCTGGAGTCAAACAAATGGTGTAGCAAGACTTTTTATCAACGACCACACTTTTACGGCCACTGGGAACGTTGCGGACTTCAGGTACGCAACCTGTTACAACGATACCTCGGCAACAGATCCATTGCTATTTTACATGGATTATGGATCTACCATTTCTGGTATGACGACCAACGAGCAAATTGTCTTTGACTTTGACGGAACGAATGGTGGTATTGTACTGTAAGCCGCTGTGAATTATACATTTACCATATCTCCTTTAACACTTTCTCTGCAGATCCCGAGCGTCGGGATCACACAGGGAACGCTGTTTTCGATTGCCTCGCTACCGCTGTCTATTACTCTTGGTAGTATAGGTATAACAAGGAATAGGGTATTTTCTGTAAACTCCCTGCAGCTTGCGGCCAATATTAGCCAGGTCAACTTTCAGCGTGGTTCAATTCAGTGGAATATTAGCTCACTAGCTTGTCCAATTAGATTACCTGACGTAAGTATCAGGCGAATCATAGGCTATGAAATTCCCCAAGTATTTCCCAGCACAAGAGAATTTGTACCACCGTCATATCCTGTTACGCGCTCTAAAACACAAAACGGTGCAACCGTAAAAAGGCTCTGGGCGTCACAGCCATCTGGCGGAAGCCTTACACTTGGTTTTACGAATATTTCTGATGCCACGGCTAATGCATTGGCTGCTATCTGGGATCGCACAAAGGGTATCACGCAAAACGTCATTCTCCCGAGTCGTCTATTTAATGGAATGAGCCAATCGCTTAAGAGCCATCTTGAGCTTAACGGTATTCCACTTGCCTGGAGTTTTAAGAGCCAGCCAACCATTACATCAGTGGCGCCAGGTATTAGCAATATTACACTAGACTTTAGGGCCAGGGGATATATGGTTTCAGCGATTCCAGTAGTAACTGAGCCAGATCCACCTCGCGTAGTAGGGGTACAAGCGCTTTACCTACCCCCCATGCTCAACAGCGTAACAATTAGCGCAAACAGAATTGTAAGAGCTAGTGCGCTCACACTAAGTATAGTATTAAATCGGGTAAACATGGGAGTACCCGTACCACTAAGGACAGTCACGGTAGCCTCACTTCCATTAACGATAACTACTTCCAACATAGTATTTAGCCGTGGTAGCGCTTCCGTGCTACTGCCTATGACCGGTAGCAATGGTAGCACAGTATTCACTGATATAAGTAACAATGCGATTGCCGTTACGCGATTTGGGAATACACAAATAAGCACAGCCCAAAGTAAATGGGGCAATGGCAGTGGTCTATTTGATGGCAACGAAGACTATCTTGCCAGTGGCCCAAGCGCTGCGCTGCAACTGGGTACAGCTAATTTTACGGTTGAAATGTGGGTGCGATTTCTTGCGATTAGCAATCAAGCACTATATGAAGCAATGCCAATTGGTGGAAGTGGCTCAAGATCTAATGGATTTGTTTTTATTTTACAGAGCAATGGTAAGCTAGATGTCTTTTCCAATGGCGCATTTCGTGGTGCTTCGGCTACAATACTTGCGGCTAATACGTGGTATCATTTGGCACTGGTTCGCCAAAATGCAATATGGTATTACAAGATCAGTGGTGCCACGGATGCTACGTCATTTACTCATTCAATCAATCTTACTAATCAAAACTTTGTTTGTGGTAGGCTTGGCGATAGTGCTGACTACTACCTCAATGCCAATATTCAAGATCTACGAGTTACCAGGGGAAGCGCTCTCTATGGAACTACCTACACTGTTCCCAGCGGACCACTTTCGGCTCAGCTTTAACACATGACAATCACACTTCCAGCACTCTGCCCATCTTCTAGAGAGCTTGTGCTGGCCACCTATTCCACAAGTGCTGGGGAGTGGCAGGATGGAGCCGCTGCTTACCCTAAGTGCTGGTCCGATATTCCAGTGGATGCGATACTTCGAGTTTCCTACCAGAACATTACAGACACACTGGCCTCACAGTTTATAGACTGCTGGAACCTCTCTCTTCGTGGAATACTGCCTATAACAATACCAGTTGAAACTGTTGATGGAATGACTGATACAGAATTACGGAATAGAATCTTGCAACCAGATGGGCTTAGCTGGAAATTTGCAAGCGCACCAACAGTTGCAAACGTGATTTCAGGTATATCCACTGTTCAACTTGAGCTAGAGGCAACCGCAGAGCCGAAACACAATACACGAAGAATGTCTAACATTTTTATTGATGTAGCGCCCGCAACTTACAATATCTACCTGTACGACTCTCCCGTATCAATATCCCAGTGTCAGGCTTGGCCATCTGGTGGTGGCTCTAGCAATAATGGTGGTGTCAGCACTTTCTCTGTCAATAATACACTTGGCACTTATATTGAGATGGAGATATATGTTCCGCCAATTGCAGCAAGAACATGTAGTATGTTCTATGAAATTCCTCCCGCAGACATTTACACGCCAAAGGTGTACGGAACAAAGTCAGATGGAACACGTACACTTTTGTTCTCCACCGGACCCGCATTTGCCGGCTGGTATATGGACTCAATTAGTCGGACATACTGCAATTCAGTTGTTGGCGGTAGATCAATAGGAATTAAGAATATTACAACTGGGCAAAAATTTGGTCCATGGTTTAACAATGGCATAAACATTCCATACTATACCGGTATCCCACTTGGTATATCAGGCGTGGGCGGGGATTCCACGGGTACACTTGTCCCGGTGCCGGCAAACTGGTTTGACAATTACTGA